TGGCTCACAAACGTGCAACCCGTAAGAGCACTGCAAGCCAGGTGGTTGATCCAGACGACGAACTTGAGCGTGTTCGCAAAGAGTTCGAAGGTCTGGGCAGTCTACTGTTCAGCTTTGACTCTGGTACTACTCCAGCCGTTAAACAGATGCGACATAAGTTGCTGATGGGTAATGCTGGTGGCGTTAACCTTCAGATTGATGAAATCGGTGCGAACCTGATTGGTCAAACTGAAGTGTTGGACACTTTCCTTGAACTGTACGATCTCGGTATGGTCAAAGAAAAGCTGGTTAAATCCACCAGCGAGAACGTCCGTAATGAACGTCTGATTGGTGCTACACCAACCAACATGCTTCTGTTTGGTACTCCAACCAAACTCTTCGATGGTGACATTACCGAACGCCGTTTAAATGAGATGTTAGAGATGGGCTATGCTCGTCGTTGTCTCTTCGGCTTCGTAACTGGCTCAACTAAGAAGTCAGATGTAACTGCTGAAGAAATGATGAAGCAGATGTTCAACGCTGCCGGTAATGACTTCATTGAAGATCTCAGTACCCAGTTAGGCCGTCTGGCTGATGTAGCAAATATCCGTAAGAAGATATTCCTGCCAGAAGCTCAATGTCTGGAACTGCTACGTTATCGTCTGCACTGTGAAGAACGTGGGCGTGAATACAGCGAACATGAGTCTGTTAAAAAGAGCGAAATGGATAACCGTTTCTTTAAGACTCTGAAGCTGGCTGCTGCTTATGCGTTTATCGATGAGTCGGCAGTTATCACTCAAGATCACCTGGAGAACGCCATTAAACTGGTAGAAGAGTCAGGCGATGCTTTCGCCAAGCTCATGACACCAGAACGCCCTTACGTGAAGCTGGCTAAGTATCTGTCCAAGTGTAAAACTGACGTAACGTTAGCTGACCTGGATCAGGATCTGCCTTACTTCCGTGGCGGTAAAAACCAGAAAGATGAACTCATCACTATGGCTACTGCCTGGGGCTATAAGAATAACATCATCATTAAGAAAGCATTCAATGATGGTATTCAGTTCTTACGTGGCGAGACTCTCAAAGAGACTAATCTCGATGAGATGATCCTGGCTTACAGTCAGCATATGACTGAAGGCTACAAAGCTGTACGTGCTCCGTTCGATAAGCTGCATCAGTTAGTGCAATTGGATGGGTATCACTGGCTTAACCACCATGTGCGTGGTGGCTATCGTAATGAAGAGAATGCTGAACCTGGTTTCAACCTTATCGTTCTCGATATTGATGGAACCATGAACCTGTCTACAGCTAAGCTGTTGCTGCAAGGGCAGAAGGCACTCTTCTATACTACAAAGCGTCATACGGATGCCTGCAACCGTTTCCGCATCATCATGCCAGCGAACTATGAACTGGAGATGGATGCGAAAGAGTACAAAGAATTCATGCAGAACGTAATCGAAGGGTTACCGTTCGAAGTGGATGAGTCCTGTACTCACCGTTGTAAGAAATGGTTATCGCATAAAGGTCACTTCGAATATCAAGACGGCGACCTGTTTGACGTACTGCCGTACATTCCGAAAACCAGTAAGAACGAAGAGCGTAAAGCATTGCTGGACGATCAGCAGTCGATGGATAACCTGGAACGTTGGGTTATCAATAACACTGGCGATGGTAACCGCAATAATATGCTCCTACGTTTTGCAACCATCCTTGTGGATGCTGGTTTCGATATTGCTGATATCCGTGCTAAGGTCATCGACCTTAACGCGAAGCTCCCAGATAAACTGGAAGACAGCGAAATCGATAGCTCCATTATGATCACCGTAGCCAGGAAACTGGCAAACCCTTGAGGTAATTATGTCCGACTTGAAACACTATCAGTGCCACAAAAAAGTACACGCTAAGCCAATGTCTCTGGGTGAGTTCAAAACTCACTCAGGTAAGAAAGACCTGGCTGGTTCCCCGGAAGCCGAAGGCTATCTGGTAGTGTACGACTTCGGTGGCGAAAATGAGTACCACTCATGGTCACCAAAGGATGTGTTTGAAGCTGGTTACTCAGTAATCCAGTAATACGCACTTCCGTGCGTTTGACGGCCTCTGCCCCCTACTGGGGGCATTTTTAACTGAAGGAGTTCATTATGGACGAAGGTCAGAAACAATTGCTCCAGGAGTTCTTAGCTGAACACTGGAATTTGTGGGAAGCTCACTGCGAACATCGTAGTGTTGATCCCAACGATATCTACGTAAACCAGTTGGGAGGTGAAGAGTAATGTCTCAGCAAGTTACCAATGACAACCTGGTATTGCTCGTAGGCAAAGCTGCAAACGGTAAGTCTACTTCCCTGCGTGGGTTAAAAAACCCTGAAGGTGTAATGTACCTGAACTGCGAAGCTGGTAAGAAGTTACTATTCAAAGCTAAGTTCAAACAGTACAACATCACCGATCCGGTTAAGCAGATTCCGCAAGCATTTGCAGCGGCTGAAGCCAAGCCAGAAATCCATACCATCGTTATCGACAGCCTGACCTATCTAATGGATATGTACGAAAGCATGTATGTGCTGACGTTGCAGAACAAGATGGAAGGCTGGTCTAACTTTGCGCAGTTCTTTAAGTACATGATGCAGCAACTCGTTGCCAAGTCTACGAAGAATGTCATCTTCACTGCTCATGTTAAAGATGAAGTGACTGACGAGATGGTACGTGAAACTGCTGTGCCGATTAAAGGCGCGTTGAAAAACAATGGTGTTGAATCGTACTTCTCCTGTGTGATCGCAGCTAAAAAGAAAAAGCTGACTGACCTTGAAGGGTATCAGTCTGCCATGCTGAACATCACTCCACAGGAGGAAGCCCTGGGCTTTAAGTACGTGTTCCAAACCATGATTACGAAAGACACGGTAAACGAACGTTTACGTGGCCCGCTGGATCTCTTTGCGCCTAACGAAACATTTATCGATAATAACATGCAGTTGGTCTTAGACCGTTTGCATGAGTATTACGATGATGAAACTGCGTAAAGAAGATCTGACTCTCAACCTCCTCAGATCGGTACTGAAATATGACCCTGATACTGGACATCTTACTTGGTGCGGTAAGTCTCATTCTAAGAGAATTGTTCTCGGTTCTCGCGCTGGCAGTCGGATTGCATCTTCGGGCTATCGTAGCGTAACCTTATTCTGTACTACGTACCCAGAGCATATTCTCATCTGGTTCATGTACTACGGTAAATGGCCAGAAGGACAAATCGACCATATAGATCAAGTCCGTGACCATAACTGGATCAAGAATCTCCGGGACGTAACATTCCTGGAGAACATGAGAAACCGTAAAGCTCTTAGCGGTACAGTGACTGGTCATCAAGGCGTCTGGTTTAACAAGCGACGGAATCGCTATGTAGCTGAAATAACGATGAATGGTAAGAAGATTTACCAGAAGTCATTCACCAGTGCCTCCGAAGCTGTTGAAGCCAGAAGTAAAAAATTAATTGAACTTGGATTCCATGAAAACCACGGATCCGAAAACTAAAGAAAGGTAATGAAATGAGTTTCTTAAACGCTGATGAATACAATGCACAAGACGCAGTAGAAAAAGACGTAGTTGGTGGCGGTGGCTTTAAGGCACTGGCTTCCAACATTTACGACTTCACCGTAAACCACGCCTATTTCAGCAAAGCTGCATCCGGTGCTCGTGCCGTTAACCTGGAACTGGAAACCAAAGAAGGTTCCAAACATCGTTTCACGATCTACGTGACCAACCGCGAAGGCAGTATTAAGTACAAAGACAAGCAGACTGGTGAACTGAAATATCTGCCGGGCTTCCAGACCGTCGATGCACTGTGCAAACTGACCTCCGGTAAATCCCTGATCGAACTTCAGGCTGCGACCGAGAAGCGTACTCTGAATCTGTATAACTACGATCAGAAGCGTGAAGTGCCAACTGATGTTGACATGCTGATGCCGCTGCTGAAGAAAACTGTCAAAGCGGCTGTTGTTGAGCGTATCGAAAACAAAACCAAAAAGAACGAATCTACTGGTAAGTACGATCCGATCAACGAAAAGCGTACCACCAACGAAATCGTCAAATTCATGCGTGAACGTGACAGCATGACCGTTGGCGAAATCATCGGTAAAAAAGCCGAAGCTGAGTATGCCAAAAACTGGCTGTCTGTCTGGGAAAACAAACCAGATGATCGCTATAAAGAAGTTGCTCAAGCTGGTAACGCTGGCGCACCTGGTGGTGCATTCGCAGGTGGTGCTGAACCTGCCGGTACTACTGCTGGTCAAGACAACCTGTTTATGTAAGTATCAGGTTGAACTAAGCCCACTCCGGTGGGCTTTCTTTTCTCCAAACCAGAGGTATGTATGACCCGTGACGAATTAGCCGCAGAGCATATGAATGCTCCAGTAATCGAAGGTGGTAAGGAACTTCCACCACTGCCAGTGCAGAATCTGGATCAGTTCGCTCAACTCATGGTGGACTGGCACCAAGACTGCGTTAAGCAGGTAGCTTTAGCCAGTAACCCACCATCTGATGTTCGCATCAAAGCAATCATCCGGGGTAAAGAGAAAACTCTGAACCCGAACGAACGCGAAGCATTCATTGCTGGCGTGCAGGTTGCAGGTGAGATCTTTAAAACGCTGCCCTTCAAGTTCGTAGAACAAGAAGTTGAGCAAGCGGTTAATGGTGACACCGATGCCTAAAGGGTTACGTATACTCGGTGCAGATCCCTCGTTCAGTAACTGGGGATTAGCCCAGGGTGTATACGACCCGGTTACGTCCAAACTAACTATCACTGGTTTGGACGTGATTAAGCCTGTTCTTAACAAAGATAAACAAACTCGCCAAAACTCAATAGACATAGAACGCTCTAAACAGCTTTCTAAGGGCTTCATTGATGCAATAAGGCAGTCCGATGTAATAGCCGCAGAAATCCCCCACGGAAGCCAGTCAGCGAGAGCTATGGCGTCCTATGGTGTGTGTATCGGCATACTCGGTATGGTTTGCAATATGCGTGTACCACTCATCCAGGTTAATGCTATTGAAACCAGAAAGGTTATCACTGGTAAGAAAGAGGCGACCAAAGCTCAGGCTATTGCCTGGGCAATGGCTAAGCATCCTGAAGCACCCTGGCCTATGAAGACCGTACAAGGCGTTACCTCTGTGGTAGAGGGAACTGCCGAGCATATGGCAGATGCCATTGCAGCGATCTACGCAGCGATGGAAACTGACACATTCAAAACAATGGCTATGTTAGCCAAAAAGGAATAAAGCAAATGCTGATCTATCTGAACCGTGAAGAAATCCTGAATGCAGTTGTTGCACATCTGGGTTCACTCACAGGCGTACAACCTGCTGATGTTGCCCTGGGCTTCATCAACGGTGATGTTACCGCTGTAGTAGGCGTTAACGAAGCTCTGCCGGATGATCTCTTTGAAGAAGGTGATCATATCGAAGACGATAACGATACCACTGAGCAGGTAGCTCAGGATGCTGGTAAGCCAGCTAAAGGTGGTAAGCGTCGTAAACGTCGTACCCGTGCGGAGATCGAAGCCGATGAAGCAAAAGCTAAACAAGCAGCAGAAGTTGAGCAACAGCCTGAAACGTCTGAACCAGCCAAAGCAGAAGCCCCGAACGAAGTCGGCACTGAAGCCGAAACGCAGAAAGCCGAAGAAGTTCTGGAACCCAAATCTGAAGAAGCAGCAGATCAAACGCAAACGGTTGAAACTCAGACTGAAGCGACTGGAACAGCAGCAGAAGAACCAAACCTGTTCGCTGATCCAGAACCAGCAGCAGGCAGCGTAGATCCTGAACCACAGCCAACGGCTAATCCGTTCCCGGCTGAAGAAGAAAATCTGTTTGCAGATAACCCGGCTGAAACCAAGCCAGTAGTCGAAACTGAAGAAGGCTTTGCTAAGCCGAAAGAAGACGACGACGCGATTAACCTGTTCGCGTAAGGCGGTGTAATGATATCCAAAGTCTTGTGTTGGATTTTGGGTATCACTTTTGCAATTATTTTCATGGGCGTGATCTTTGCCATTAACCTGTTAGTAAGGCTTTTAGCTGTAGCTATACCGGTAGTATTAATTGGTGGTGTGATCGCCTATGCGTTGCATGAGTCTATCCAAAATAAGAAGCCCCCTGAGTAAGGGGGCTTTTTTATTAGAACATATTGTTCATTAATTTAATTGGCAGAGGTTGAGTTACTGCCTCTGGCAACTGTAGTACCCCGGAAGCAAACGGGTTACCAAAGCCAGTGAAGATGTTTGGCTCCAGTGCTGACGGTGCATTCGTGAAGCGTGAAACCAGTACCGATTGAGCAATAGCTGATCCCGGACGTTCCTTCATCAGGGTAAGCATCGCACGTTGAATACGCAGACGGTACTTAGTAAACATCATCACCCCTATGTCATTCAGATACTGCAATTCAGCAGAAGTCGGAATGTCATAGTTAACGAACGCATCACTTGCTCGCTGGATTGCCTCTTCATGGCTCAGCTTGCGATCAGCCTTTTCCATACTGTATTTGTACAGCACGTACTTAGAGGTGAAATCACCGAACTGAGCAGTATTGCTGAGGAACTTATACAGCGGAGTATCCTTCGCTACAAAAGCCCACTTAGCAGCAGTACGCACAGAAGCCGGGATCTTATCAGTTACACCAGATACCTTGCGCTGCAAACCAGAAGCATAAGTGTAAGAGGTGTCAGCAGTATCCACATCATCAACGATGCTCGGCATAGTACCCGCTTCGATGAAGTCCTTGATAGGGTTACGTGCAATCTGATCCTCAAGCTGAATAATACGCTGTTCAAGCTGATTGAAGTCACCCAGACCTGCACGTTGTTGCTGTTGGTATTTCAGCAGCAGGGCAGTGTTCTTACGGTAGCTCAAACCAGCTTGCAGAGCGACTTTGGTATCTTTGATGATATCCGTTGGAGATACACCATATGCTTTCAGCAATGCTACGTTACTCAGAAGGTTACGCATCAGTGTGCTGACGTTACGCAGTACGATGATATCTTTGAACAGTGCAACGCCTTCCTGTGCAGCACGTTCGGTCTGAACAGCTACACGCTTAGCGTCGTTGCCTGACAGGGCAGAGAATACGGTAGTCGCTAAAGACTCGGCCATATTGCGATCCATCGCATCCTTGTCAAAGGCATTTGCCACGGTCAACTTACGGAAACCAAACACGAGATTTACCAAATCACTGCGAACCTGCATAGGTTCACCTGCACCCCAGATCTCCTGTGCTTCGAATCGGGTTTGCTCCGGGAGCATAGCCCAGATTTCTCTGGTACGAGCATCCTTCGACATTGGCCCGATAGCAACATAGCGTTCCGGGGATGTAGCGTAATTTGATTTGAAGTCCTCGTATAAGGCTTCCATAACAATCCGGTTTTGAGTCGGGCTGTTTTGTTTATCAAAAGTCTGACCTGCATACTGACCCAACAGGTGAGCAAAATCGTTATTCCGATCCAGCAGAGTGTCACGATTAACGTGTTGCATCTCATACTGGAAGTCCATGATGCGTCCATCAGTACCAAATACCGGAATCATATAAGTGTCTTTCACAGTAGATGGATCGAAATCAGCAGCATTCATTTTGGCTCGGCGTTGAGCAGCAGCATAAACGGCTTTGCGTCCATCGGCTACTGTCGCACCCTGACCACTCTGATAGTTCTGGTTTCGTACAGCGGAAGTACCTTTACGATGGTTGCTGGTTAAGCTCATCGCACCGGACACATAACGCTGAGATCCATTGTCCTGAGTGACATACATGGCTTTCTGGCCCAGGCTTGGGATAGTCGGATCAGTCGGAACCATGCCCACGAACTGATAGCCCATTGCCTCAAGCTGAGCACCTTCGCCCTTATCAACGATCTTCACATCACGATATGGGTTGGTTACTTCTGGAATGTAGCCCTTAATCCGCGAGATCTCGTTATCAGCGAACAGAGTAGAGGCAGCATCCTCAGCAAGAACCTTATGCACATTCAGCATTGCCTTAATACCATTGTCCTGGTTTGGCAGTTCACGTTTCATCACAGCAGCAGTTCGCTGTAAGTGCTCTGGGTTGGAATATTGCATGGCATACAAAGAAGCCAGGTTATCAATAGACTCCACAACAGCACCGGAGCGATCTGGTAATGCAGTGGTCACGTAATGCGTACCAGCACCAGAAGCAATGGCCTGAGCATTCTTAGCCATACCTGGGATGGTAGCTTTACCAGTCACCATGTAATAGCCGAGTGCTTTAGCGCGAATAACCATATCATTACCATTAGGCTGAGTCAGTAAGGATTTCTCCAGTTTACCGATCTCTGCCTGACGGCTACGACCATTACTGACGAACTTCTGTACGTCGTCAAGGCTATAGCTGTTTAACAGCGAGTGAGCCTCTGTACGCATCAGAGTATAAGTCAGTGCAGTCTTATCTTCTTCGGTAAGGTACTTACCGGAGTCCTGGAACATTTCCATAACGTTGCCACGAGTTACTTCGGCAAGGTTACGACGACGCTGTTCAATCAGGTTAGTGTGACGTTGCAGTGATTCAAACGCACTACGTACCTTATCTGGATTGGACATATCAGACAGGATCTGAGCAGCCCAGCCATCTTCGGTATTAGGATTATTGAGGTCACGCATCTGACGTAAGGTTTCACCCACACGATCCAGGTCACGCTTAGCAGCCAGTCGGGTAACCGACCCAGCAAAGCGAACGATTGGAGAATGTGAGTTCTTAATCAGGTTGGTATCAGCAGTAGCGTGAATACCATCCATTACCTTACGACCAGCAGCTTCACCGAGGTCAGACATATAGGTAAATGCTTCTTCGACTTTACCCATAGACTTATCACGGTTCTTGAGGTCAATCTCAACAAGCTGTTCTGCCAGTGCCCGAGCTTTCTGGTTTACCAGTTGGCCTTCGTTGGTACGTGACAGGAAACCAGATGCCCAGTTAACCGCATGGCTCAGGTATGCAGCAGCCTTCTCGAAGTTAGACTTCGGAGTAGTGCTTTCATCGATCTGAGTAGTGAAGCCCATTAACTTACTGGTTTCTTCATGCCCCATAGTCATCGCTACAAACTGAGACAGGTAACGGTTCTGACCATTCTGAGAAGGACTCAGAGTGAATAGGTGATCCCATTTACGTTGTGCAGCCTGACGTTCTGCCGGAGTAGCTTTAGCCCAATCCCCATTATGGAAATCTTGTGGCTTAATCTTCTCACGGGCAGCTTCCCAGGATTTACGCAGTTCACGGTTAACCGCAGTACCAAAGCCAGAGTTCAGAGAGGCAGCAACCGCAGTCTCAATTGACTCGATAGCAAACGCTTCCTGATCTGTCATGTGGAAACCAGCACCCAGAGCTTTAGTGGTGTATGGTGCTTTGCCTGTTGCCAGGGCGTTAGCCCACACCTGCCCCGGAGTGTAGTTATTGGTATTGGTAGTCAGTTCACTTGGAACCTGGCTAAACAGTTTATCCGATACATTCTCAATCACTTTACCTAAATTATTGGTAAAGGCCGGATCGTTCTTCTTACCGTTAGAGCTGGAAGCCAGTGAATCGAATACCTGACGGTGGCTGTACTGACCAACTGCCTGAGCAGAATGTGCAGCAGATGCCATAGGCAGGTTCAGTGATACATCACCACCCTGTACGTTAGCAGCCTGAATAAGCTCAGCAGTATCCAGAATTAGAGCCTCAGTAGCACTGAATTGCTGAGCACTTGGCTTACGTCCAACGAATGCGTAAACAGCATTCAGTACATTGGTAGCAAACTCACTGAACAGAGATCCCAGACGCTTACGGCTACGATTGCCTACGGAAGTCTGGAAGTTATCCAGGAACTGCTGGAACCGTGGGTTAGTCATACCCCAGGAAACCAGTTCATCTACGTTACGGACAGCCGGAGCAAACTCAGAGTAAGCAGAGTTGCTTTCTACCAGAGTTTTAATTTCACCGTGCAGACCTTCCAGACGTGTCAGTACCTGAGCAACCGCAGGGTTAGCTTTAGGATCACGACGTGCAGCATCCAGAGCACGGGCAGTAGCAGCGTGAAGCATTTCATGCAGCACAACTTCCAGCCCCGGAGCTTCTGGCCCATCCATCTTAATGTTGACCTGATTAGTGTTCTTATCAGAGTAGAACCATGCACGAGCATTAGTATTCTGATCAGCACCCTTAACACCCTTCGGATTGGTCGTACCGGAAATGATATTCACGGTAAGGTTATCCGGGAGTGCAGCAGACAACACTTTAGCCAGTTCAGCGTAGGTAGTACGCATACGAGTCTGGATCTTAGAACCATCAGTTTTACCGGAAGCCAGAGCTTTAACAGTAAAGTCCATCAAGTCTTTGGCTTTTACCACACCGTCTTTGTGGCTCATCAGGAAGCGTTCTAACGCGTTTTTCTGTTGAGTTGACACAATGGCAGGCTCAGAGTCGCTTGCCGCTTCCTCAACTGCCTGACGGCGTTGAGCAGCGTCCAGCTTCTCATTCGCACGAGCTTGCTTAGTAGTACCAGCAGTTAACTGGCTTGCCAGTGTAGTACCCAGGGTTTCAGCTTCAGCTACGGCTGAATCACGCTGAGAACGCAGCTTCTCAATCTTCTTGTCGAGAGCCTTACGGTCGGCAGCAGTAACCTGATATTCGCCACCTTCGTAACCATACTGGTTTACGTACTCGATCCCTTTCAGGGTTTCGAGTTTGGCGATCTCACGGTTATAAGCATCACCGACTACTCGGCCTAATACGACACTCGGATTAACAGGATCTTTGAAGTTACGATTGATACCAACTTTGAAAGCCAGTTGACGCAGTGAAGCAGCTACGTTCGTCCAGTCGGACGGCGTTAAGTTCTGTTCAGTAGCATTCTCGCTAATGCCACGGAAGGAACGGATCATTGCTTCAGTGTTTGCCAACTGTGAGTCATAACCGGTAACCGTATCCCACATTGCCTTGTTCTGCGAGCGAGCACCTTCCACCATGTCTTTAATACCGAACAGGTTAGCATCGTGGAAGTTCTGTGCAGGACGTTCCGATATAACACGAGTAGAGATAGCAGCATCAGTACC